AGAATTTTTAATTGCAAACCTGACTTTAATAAAGCAACACAATTACCAAAAAACCCTACAGACAAAAGAGTTAATTCAGAAGTTAAATTGTATGATTGGTGGTTAATTAATTTAGTTAAAAATGTGAGTAAAGAGAAGGAGGATTATTATAATCAAATACCTGAAAAAGTTATTGGAAATATAATTAAAATAGTTGCTAACGAAAACGATATTATTTTTGATCCTTTTATGGGTTCAGGAACTACCCCTGCTGTTGCAAGTAAACTAGGATATGAATATATAGCAACAGATATTTCAAAAAAGGCATATAATATAACAAACAAAAGATTGAGCAAAATAGAAAATAATTTATTTACAATATGAAAGAATATCAATTACAAAAAGCAGTATGTAAATACTTAGATTTACAAGGATATTTATATTGTTCATCAAATGGTGGACACTATCAAAAATATCACAGCATTAGAAATAAGCAAAAAGCCACAGGCTACCGCAAGGGAATCCCTGATCTCATACTGTATGAGCCAATTAAGAAACTTGATTCAGATGAGTATTTTCATGGACTAGCTATTGAATTAAAGGTTGGATATAATAAGCCCACAGAAGATCAATGGTATTGGATATTAGAATTAAGAAAACGAGATTATATTGCAGAGGTCTGCTATGACTTAGATACTGCAATTAGTGTAATAGAAACATATATGGGTGGATTTATAAAATGAAAGTCAAACCAACTTTTTTTAATACTAGAAGGGATAGATTGTATGATGATTACGTTGATACTAACAACCACTTGTTTATAATTTTGTTTGATAGCGGTGCTGAAATGTCATTTATTTTAAGAGATTTGAAAAAAAACGATTCTATATTAAATTATATTTATAAGAAATTGCACAGTAGATTTGAAAACATTATAGAGATAGAATCTTCTAAATTAAGCAATATAGAATACAATTTAATGAAGCAGATGAATGTGCCCCCTATCAATAAAATATGTTAAATCAATATCTTGAAGATAATTATTATAAGCTAAAAGACATGGCGTATAATATATCTAGCGGTAAACATCATGATGATTTATTGAGTTTTGTTATAGAAGAATTATACAAATGCGACCAAGAAAGAATTAACGAGATAATACAAAAAAAACAAATGACTTTTTATATTGCTAGGGTTATGATTAATCAGCAACATTCTAATACTAGCAGATATTATTATAAATACAGAAAGTATTATGATTATCATGTTAGCGGTATAATAGAAGCTATTAGCCCTGATAATGTATTAAAAGACATAGAAGAAAAACAATTAGTAGAAAGAAGGTTAGATTGGATAGAAGAAAAGCTCCAAGATTTATACTGGTTTGATGCAGAACTATTCAGAATATACTATAGAGAATCACACAGTTTAAACTCTTTAGCTGCTGCAACCAAGATTTCTAGAGCTACTATTTATAAAGCAATTAGTAACGTAAAAACCTATTTAAAAAATGAAAGATAAAGAAGAATTTATAGCTAATATAATAGTTGGATTTACAACAATAGCATTAATAACATTATTTATATTAGCAATTATATGAAAAAAAGCAGAATAATAAGAGCAATAAAAAAAGCTAATACTGAACTTATTAAAAAATATGATATGGTTTCTTTTAGTGATGAGAAAGGTAAGACTTATGTATTAGGAACTAAAGAAGGATTTGATTTAAAAATAAATGAAGCTGCTAGTTATGCAGTACACAGATTACTAGACTTAATAGATGATGATAAAGTAAAAGATAAACTACTAAAAAAACTAAAAAATGACAAAAAGTAAAGGTTTAGGAGATTCAGTAGAAAAGGTATTAAAAGCTACAGGAATTGATAAAGTAGCTAAAAAGGTATTAGGTGATGATTGTGGTTGTGAAGAAAGAAAACAAAAGCTAAATAAAATGTTTCCATATTCTAGACAAATGACAGAAGATGAAATAAAGATATATGAGGAGGTAATGGCTAGAACTAAAGGAACACTAACAGGTTCAGACCAGGCATTAATAATTAAGATATATAATAAAGTATTTAATACTAATAAAAAACCTTCTAGCTGTGGTAGCTGTGTTAGAGAAACACTAGCAAAGATAAAGAAGGTATATGAAAATAGCTGTACAAATGAATAATGAAAGTCAAATGTTTAGATTCTGTTGTAGTTGTGCAATGGTAAGTTTAATAGAACAAGGCAAATGTTTTGCTTGTGGTGGTAATTTTATCTTTGTAGGACCTAAAGATGATTTACATAAAAGACCTAAGAAATATGAAAAAACACACTAGGTTGTATATGGATTTTTTTGATTATGTTGAGGATGATTTTGTAATGTGCGAAATGTGTCAGCAAGACAGGGCGGTAGATATCCACCATTTAGAAGGACGTGGTATTGGCGGTTCAAAGAGCAAGGACTACATAGAGAACTTAATGGGATTGTGCCGTGATTGTCATAACAAGGCAGAAAGAGATAACAGCTTTAATATGTTTTGCCGAATAAAACACTTGGAAAATGTATGTCATCAAGTATATGCAAAAATAGAATATAATAAAAGATATGAAAATAGAAAGAATACTAATAAATAAATTAAAACCTGCTAAATATAATCCTAGACAGATTACTAAAAAGCAGTATAATGATCTTAAAGACTCATTAGATAAGTTTTCGTTGGTAGAACCTATTGTAGTAAATAGGGACATGACTATTATTGGTGGTCATCAACGCTACAAAATATGGAAGGAAAATGCTAAAAAAAGCAACATAGAAAGTATTACAATACCCTGTGTAGTATTAGACCTTAACAAAGAACAAGAAAGAGAATTAAACATTAGGCTAAACAAGTCAGGTGGTGAGTGGGATATGGATATACTGGCTAACGAGTTTGATATAGAAGAATTAAAAGAATGGGGATTTAAAGATATTGAGTTTGGTTTTAATATAGATAAAATAAATCACGATAAAGAGTGGGAAGGGATGCCTGAGTTTAAACAAGATGATAAAATGCCTTTAAGACAGATTATTATTTCTTTTGATAGTCAAGATGATATTAAAAATTTTAGTGAATTATTAAATCAAAATATAACAGATAAAACTAAAAGTTTATGGTATCCTAAAAAAGAAAAAAACGTACTTAAAAATAAGGGGTATGAATAATTATCCTATTTACATACCATCTAAGGGCAGGTCAGACAGCAGACTAACAGTTAAAACTTTAGAGAGTATGAAAACAGATTACAAAGTAGTAATTGAAAAACAAGAATACAAAGAATACGCTAAAGTAATAAACAAAAAAAAATTACTTGTTTTAGATAAAACATATCAAGATAATTATGATACTTGTGATGATTTAGGAAACACCAAATCTAAAGGTCCAGGGGCAGCTAGAAATTTTGCTTGGGAGCATTCTATTTCAGAAGGTTATAAAAGACATTGGGTAATGGACGATAATATAAATGGATTTTACAGATTAAATAGAAACCTAAAAATTAAAGCATATACTGGAGCTATATTTAAAGCTATGGAAGATTTTTGCGACAGATATACTAATGTAACAATGGCGGGGCCAAACTATTTATTTTTTGCTAAACAAAATCAAAAACTACCACCATTTATAACAAACACAAGAATATACAGTTGTAATTTAATTAAAAATGATGCTTTACATAGATGGAGAGGCAGATATAATGAAGATACAATTTTAAGTTTAGATATGTTAAAAGATGGTTATTGTACTGTACAATTTAATGCCTTTTTACAAGGGAAAGTTAGAACACAGGTATTGCGTGGTGGAAATAGTCAAGAATTTTACGATAAAGAAGGAACATTACCAAAATCAAAAATGCAAGTAGATGTACACCCTGACGTTTCTAAATTAGTTTGGAAATTTGGTAGGGTACATCATCACGTTGATTATTCTAAATTTAAAGTTAATAAATTAATTAAGAAAAAAAACATTAAGATAAAACAAGGAATAAATGAATATGGAATGAAGTTAAAACATAAAAAACAATGAACAAAAGTAGACACATTAAAAAAGAAACGCTATTAAAGGCGTTAGAAAAGAGTTTAGGGGTAGTAACAATAGCTTGTAAAAAAGCTGATATTCCTAGAAGCACATATTACAAATGGCTTAAAGATGATGAAGAATTTAGACAGCAAGTACAAGAAATTGAGAATGTTGCTTTAGACTTTGCAGAAAGCCAGTTGCATCAACAAATTCAAGATAATTCAACAGCAGCTACTATATTCTTTTTAAAGACTAAAGGTAAGACTAGGGGATATACT